CTATTCAATGGAAACTTTACGTACTGTCCGTTCAATAGGCTGACCATCGCCATCAAAATATCGACTAGGCCAAATCTCCGAAGGATGGATTCCGAGGTAATCAGCAATTATCCATTCGCCTTTAGGCCACGGACGGCTGAGAGTATTTGCCAGTGTAGATGAACTGAGTCCTGCTTCACGGGAAACAGCCGCTAAAGTTGTACCGCGCTTACGTAATGCAGCAATAATATCGGCTTGATGCCAGTCATTTCTAACGTTATTCATTCCTGCTACCCCTTCCATTAATTAATATTGATGGTGGCGATTCAGACAGGGTTCGCGGACCGGCGCTTACTCCGGCGAGGCATAGCCTCCCCTGCCTGAACCACCATAGAAGAGGCGATAGCAGGCACACTGGTAAAGATTCTTACCAGTGTATAAGCGCACAAGGCCGCGACGCCTTGACCATTGGTATTTGCCAATGGCAACGCCACTTTAACGAATTGTTTTATCTGGTTCAATAAGCGAATCAGTAAAACAGCTTAACTTTTTACGTTATATCCCATTGAACGCGTTCAGGCGCAGTTGCTGCTCTTTACTTAAGCTAAACGCAAATTCTTCATGCTCTACCTGCCATGTGCCAAAGCTCATCAAAAACGCAATTGCGGGGTCAATTTTGTTCGCAGATTTCTTCTTGTTTGGTTTAATATTGGCATTTGCATCGGTTTCCATCACCACATTGGACATTGCCCACGCGAGCACTGGATCGCCATTGTGACGAATGACTTTACGATTCACGAATACCTCAGCAGATTTAGCCACAGGACTAAAGCGCATATAGGTTTGCGGGAATGGTTCAACGTCCAGCCCTGCACCTTGTAATTGTGTACGCAGATGCGTGGCGTTCCATGTATCAAAACCCACCAGCTTGATATCAAACTGCTGACTGTCGTTGAGAATATCATCACGAATACGGTCATAATCAATACAGTCACCCGCAGTGGTACGTATCCAGCCCGCTTGTGCCCACTGCCGATAAACCGCCCGATTCTTATTGGCGGGGTTCTGCAATTGCGCTTCGGGTAAGTAATGGCGGGTCAGTAATAACAGTTCATTATCCACAGGGAACATGTAGCAAATACTGGTGATATCGCCTGTTGAAGATAAATCCAGTCCGGCGTAACACTCCAGCCCTTTGAGGTCGTTTTCATCATAATCGAGTTGGCAGGCTTTCCACGCGCCTTCCCCCATCCACGGCGTTTCACCCTGACACCAGATATTAAAACGTTTGGTTAGCATTTCCGTCCATTGGGAGGGAATGCCCCGCGCTTTCTGGATAGTGTCATGCAAAGCGGCACTGTCTACGGATACATTCAGATTGGGATTGGCTTTAATCCAAAGGGATTCATCATCAATCTCGTGCTCGTCATCCAATTCGTAAATCAGGGCAAACAACGATTCGTTTTGTTCTTCACCATCCAATATCTGACAGCAATAATCATAATGCTGCTTACAGGCCGAAATAACATTACTGCCCGCTGTGGTAATGGCAAACAGAATACCTTCGGGACGGGCACCCATTCCCAGCTCCAGTGCAGAGTAAACCGCATTATCAGGGTGTAAGTGATATTCATCGACAATCGCCAGACTGGGGTTTGTACCCTCAATCGTGGCAGCTTTGGCGGCCAGCGGTTTTAACAGGCTGTTAGTTTTCGGATAAGTGATTTTGTGTTGCTGAATAGTCACCCGTTTTTTGAGTGGTTTAGATAACAGGCTCATTTGGCGGGCATCATCAAATACAATCCGCGCCTGATCACGGCTCACAGCGGCAGTGTAAATATCCTGCTGCCCTTGTTCCATTACCAAAAACCAGTTAGCCAATATCGCAGCCACCGTCGATTTCGCATTTTTGCGTGGTACTTGGATATAAGCACTGCGATATTTTCGGCGTCCGGTCGCTTTCACTTTGAAGCCGAACAGATTCGCAAAGGCGAATTGTTGCCACGGCTCAAGAATGATAGGTTTACCGCGCAAATGGCCTTTGACATGGGGACAGACACGGGAAAAGACAATAAAACGCTCGACTATTGCCGAATCAAACACATAAAGCGGGTTATTCAGGTCATTATAGTAGCGTTTCACAGCCTGTTTTACCCGTTTACAGGCCGGAATTTTGTCGTTTTCGATATCAAATGCGTACTGTTCCCATGCGTTCATAAGCGATCCAGCTCGTCTTCTTCCTCGGTTTCCACCGGATTTTTACGCCGTGATACGGGGTCAAAACCCAGCAATGACGACATTTTTATCATGATTTTTTCAGCATCGGCTTTAGCGCTCAATGACGGATTTCGGCTCTCGCTGCCCTGACTGTTAACGATGCTAAAGCCCCTGATATCAAGGTCTGCCACCGCTTTTCGGTAAATGGCATAGTTCACGCAATACAGTTCTAAATTGTTCCAGTCAGCGGCATTCAGGTCTTCTCGCTCACTTAAAATTTTACCTTTGGCCTTCCATTGACTGGCAGCGATATCATTAAGGTAGGTTGGCGGTTTTGGCGCTCTTGCCATGATTTTTTTCCTTGTTGTTTTATTTTCAAAAAAAGTACCGTGCGCAAAAATTGAAGGAGGGGGCGGTTCCGCTGGGAGGGACATTTGTCATTTTTGATACCCCCACCCCGTTATTTCGTTTCGTTATTATTCTTTTGATAACCAGTCACGATACCTTGCCGCTGCGGTTTCCTGCTGCCGATAGATCCCCTGTTTGCGCTTTGCTTTGGTTATGGGGTCAGTCTGTACGGTCTTACGGTTATGGCAGGTCTGGCATAATGCTTGATGATTGGAGGCAGGCCAGAACAGCACATCAGCGTTACCCTGTATCGGGATAATGTGATCTACAATTATTGCAAACGTATAGATATTGGCTTTCAGGCAAATCACACATAACGGATTAGCTTTCAGGTAGTGCAGCCGATAGCGTCCCCATCGATTACTATAGCCGCGCTGGGTTCGGGTGCCGCGTTGCTTATCCTGCGCTCGTCTGGCTTCCCGTTGGTGCTGCTCACAGCGGCCTGATTTCACCCGCTCACGGCAATTCGGATAGCTACAGCGCTTTAATGGCTGCCACGGCATCAGTAAATTCCCACGTCACGATAGACAGACCATAATGATTTAATGGTGAACGGGACTTCTTTAAGCTCAATGTCCGTTGCCATTTCCCGATTTTCATACAGCAAGCCGATATAAAGCAGACAACCCACCTTGATTGCTGGCGTGAAAACCAGACCATTATCAAACCGCTTATCGATATGTTGCTGGCAGACTTCCAGTGCGGCTTCGGCGTAAGCCATTAATAACGCATCATCAAGGGCATCGCTTTCATCAATCCGACAGTGTTGTTTTATTTCATTTAGGGGAATTTCAATATTAGGCATATTTCACGCCCCCCTTGCAAAGCAGTTCCAGACGGGAGTGTTTCGGATCAGGAATAACGGCAACGATGCCAAAGGTCTTGCCGTGGGTGCTGGCACCTTGATAGACAATGCGGTTTGTTGTGGTGATATCATCACGGTAACGTAGCCAGATACGCACCGTGGCTTCGGATAACACGGCACCAGAAGCCACCAGTTCCCGGCCACTAATTGCGATGACTTCCGCCCAAACATCGGCAACATCTTCCCAATTGTTTATCACTCCACCAAACTTATCCCGTGTACTTTTGTTTTTTTGAAGGGTGATCCGGTGTCTCAATCTGCCTGCTCTCATTCCTTGTTCTCCGTTTGTTTTTTCACTTCTACGGTTTGCTTCCATGTCTGACTGAATTCATCACCACCGTCACGGGGCGATAAACCCTCGCGTTCGCGGGCTTCGTTCGGTGACATGACACCGGATTTAATCGCCGTCTCATAACTCTGGAAACGTTCTTTCGGGTTGGCGCGCAGCAAATCGGCAGTATCAAATTCCACCTGATAACGAATCCCCCGTTTTGGCGAGGTCATCAGCAAGGCGGCTTTGATTTGCTGCTCAAAGTTGGCAAGCCACGGGCGCATGGTGATAGTCAGAAAGGCGCGAGATGCCTCGCTAAAGTTACTGTAGGTGCTGTTTGAATACTCTTGCAGAAAGATCGGGCTGACATTGAACATACGGGCGATATCATCAATGGTGAAGCGACGGGAGGCCAGCCATTCGGCATCTTGGTTACTCATGCCTAATTGCTGGTATTCCATCCCGCCTTCAAGGATCGGCGTTTTTCCGGCATTACGCGCACCTTTATAACGTTCGAGGGCTTCCAGTGCTTTGTTTCCCTTGATTCCGTCCAGCCAGTCAGCGGCTTTAATCACCCCCGCCGCCATCATGCCATCTTTCATAATGCTTGCGCCGTGGCGTTGTTGTGCCAGCCCCAAGCCCAGTGTTTCACGGCAAACTGTGACAGGCGAGCGCCCAAGAAAGCCGTCTTCGGTGGCATAACGCAGATGCAGCACTTCTTCTTGTAAATAGGTTTTTACCTTGCTGCTATAAGGCTCGGTGATGGTGTAGGCGAACCGGTGATCAGATAATCGTTGTGGTACAACCGCTGACGGCGGGTAAGGGTGTAATGACTGTGGCTGACCATCCCGCCCCCAGACAATCACCGCATACGCATTGCCATTCAATAAGCAATGACGCATCAGGGTTCGCTTAAACTGGTACGGTGTTTGGCAGTCATTCGGGCATTCATTCAGCAAGTAATCAACGGGGTGATCGCTCAACCATTCGCGGGATTCCTTGCCGTTCTGGTGCGCAACCCGATAGAGGTAGCAAGGCATGGAGGCCACCGCTTCACTAATCACGGTAACGGCGTTCATCACAGCGGGTAAGCCTTCCGCTGTAGACGGAGAAACATGCTCGCCCGATTTAGTATTAGCCATGCCTGCCAGAGAAAGAAATTCATCCAGCGTCATGCTGCGGGTTTCAGGGGCTTTGCGTGTAAAAGGCCACATCATTACACCTCAGACAGTTGCAGCCAGTAATGACGCAAGTCCACAGGGCAGGGCTTAGCGGCATTCAGTGAGCGTTTGGCAATCTCTATGCCACTTTCAGGATAGGCGGGTAAGCTGGTGATCGTAATTTCCCGTAATTCGGCTTCTAATACGGTTCTGATATAGGGTGTCTGATTGGTATCCCACTCATCTTTAATGGCACGAAAACCAAAGGACATCCCTTGTATATCGCCCCGTTCAACCAACGTGAGTACATCGTGCCCCAATTGAGTATCTGGCGGGGTTAGTTCGAAACGTAATCCGGTGGCATCTTCGCTAAGTCGCAACGTGCCGGACGTGGTACGGCCTAACAGGTTTATCGGGTCATGCTCGTACAACGCCCTGATATCAGTCCCTGCCGCTAAACTGGCATTAAACGCATTCGGGGCAAACTGTTCGATAAATTCATCCCACAGCACGTGTGATCGGCTGTTCCACTTAATCACATAGCCTGTCAGCGTCTTATTGCTGGCAGAAAGTGAGGCGGTGCGGATTTCAAAATCATTCTTCATTGATGGACTCCAAGACTTGGAAAGGGGCGCAACCCCCTTCTGCTTAGTTGCTGGACGCTTTCACTTCCAGTACCTTAATTGCGTTGGAATCCACCAGCCCGCCACCCAGATATTTATCGGTATGTACCTTATAAAATCCCGGCTCAGTGATATTGTCAGGACGGGTACGAATGCCGGTTTCATGATCAACAATGAAATAGCCACGCTTGAAGTCACCCAGACCGATCACACCCTCCGGCATAAATTCGAGGTAGTGGACAGGCAAGCCCAGCAGCATATCCGGATCACCCGCTTGCAAGCGTTCCCGCCAGATATAATCGCCATTGCCATTTTTCAGTTTTTGTACTTGGGCGGCAGTTGTGGAATTCATCACCCAGACGGCATTTTTACGGTATTTGTTTTTGAGTAAGAATTTCAGGTCAATCAGGTTATCCGCTGAAAGCGCGGTAACTTCCAATTTTTGTAATGTACCAAACGCGCGAATCTTATCAGCTTGGGTATCACGGGGATAAGACAGGAAGCCTTTCGCTTTTTTACTGCCGTCACCGCTGACGAGATCCGTTTCTTCGGTATCAATGAATGTGTCGGCAATTTCGGAAGTCAGCCAACCTAAGATATCCACGTCGCTAAAGTCGATAATCTCTTGGGTTGTTTTAGGATAGGCGTAGATGGGAAACAGCTTAATGCTGACCTCCTCCATCTTCGGCGTGGCAGTCTCACTGCGTGCTTTGCTTTCCTCTCCGTGTGCCACGGCTGCACCACCGACTGAAACTAACTGTTTGTATTCGTTACTGCGTGTGGTCTTAATTGTACAAATCCGGCGCATGACTGACTCATCAGTCAGTTGTTGCATGATTTGTTTGTTCAGTTCAGGAATAACGGTATAGCCACCCTCAGACGGAACACTCGTGGATAGGGAGCGGGTTTCACCTGTCAGAACATAGTGGCGCAGTTCATCATTGCTGAGTTTTTCACGGGTTGGCTGGATTTCTGCCTGATTGCGTTCTTCATTCGCCAGTGATTCATAACGGGCAATTTCAGTATTCAGCGTGTCAGACTGGCTGCGAAATTCGTCGAACTGTTTGGCTTCGTCGATATTGAGTGAGCGTTTTTCGTTTTCGGCTTTGGTGAGAAGAGAACGCATTTGTTGGGTTAAATCGGATTTTTGTTGGCGTAATTCGAGTAATTTTTTCATGGTGTTTTGTAGTTAATTTATTTTTTCAATAAATCTTTTAACATCATGAAAAACAATAATAAATAGTTCTTATTATGTTGGGCGAGCATACAAGTAATGAGAGGATAATATTTTAAAATAAATAATGACGATTTAGATCGCCATTATTTACTGATTGTTATTCATTCACTTTTATAGTGTATGTCTTTTCAAATTCATTTGCCCCATTCAGCATTGTTCCATAAATTCCACCTGCTACCTTTATTCGTATTTCTCCGGCATGTGTAGGAGTTCCTTGTATTTTAATACGACTATAATCCTTTGCTGTTATTGGTTTTACAGGGACAGTATAGTCACTAGGAGTCCATGTTAAACCTGAATTTGAAGGTGTTATCTCTGCAAAAAAGCTAATATCTATAACGCCTGGTATTTTTATTAACTCATTATATGGCTGACCAACCTTAGCATTTTTTAGATAATCCCCATGAGGATAGATATGGACAGTTTGCTTTGAACAAGCGGAAACAAATAAAAAAGATATAATTAAAAACAATCTACCCATATTTATTTTATTGGTTTGAAAACCAACCCTCCAAATGTATGCTTAAGAAAATAATTCAAATCATTTCCTCCTTTAACTTGTTGATAAATTTTACCCCAAGAAAACATATTTAAATTAACCATATTATCATTATTTACATCATCTAAATTTATTGGTATTCCTTTTGAGCTAACTTCGCCTTCCCATACAACCCAGTGGTTTTTCATTGAAGTGTCACCATAGATACTATCTAGCATTCCGGCAGATATTAAACTTACAACTCTATATCCTTTTTTTATATATTGATTTAACTTTATTATATCGTTCACATTACTATGTGAGAATACACTTATATTGTCAAAAACCTTCTCATACCCTGCTTTTTCAAACCATTCTGTTAATTTTTCCCACATTGTAATACCTGCTACTTCATCATCTACCTCATCGTAGCTAAAAATCATATTTTCTGAATCTCTTAGACTCGCTAATGTTACCCAATCTAAACCTAAAATTGTTTGATATTCGCCACGAGGAGATGTCTTATAAAATGAACCCTTCGGATGTCGACAACCCTCACCTGGTTTTATTTCCAACTGACCGATTTTAGTTCGTCCATATTGCCATAACTCACGGGCAGCCTGCTCATAAATATCAGGCCTGTCTATTTGCAAACAATAGAAAAAAGCGGCAGGGCCACACAGACTAGCACCACGTTGATCCGGATAAGTGCTTTTAGATAGTCTACCTTGAATTTCCGATTCAATTTTGTTTTTCTCGAACGGATCTTTTTCATGACCAATGGGATATTCTTTCGCAATAAAAGGTCGTTCAGGAATGGTGATTTTTAATTCGACGGTATTATCCCCGTCGCTGACCGGTTTTGTTTCAACCGTACTTTCAAAATAACAGGCATTTTCCCGTTTTTTCTCCGAACAGGCTTTACCAGATGTTAATTCACCGAGTGTATACATTTTCTTAAAATGGGTTTGCAGTGCCGGAAATATATTTGAGCCATGTTTGCGGTGAAGCATAATTTGCATGATATAAATTACAGAAAGATCGTCGTCTGTTTCCTGCGTGATATGCTGTTGAGTTTCATAATTACTCTGTAGTTTCTCCTGAAAAACATCAAGCAATACATGGAAATTGCCTTTTGCATCCTTACGATAAATGGTTAAGTCATAAAGCAGGTTTTCAACAGGTACGTTGGATTCTATTTTTGTCTGAACGGTATAGGTTGGCATGGTATTAATCCTTTAAAATATGAAAAATAAGGTTCTTTTTGTCATCCGTGAGATGCCATTGGGTAAAACCCTGTTTATCAGTCGTCCCTGTTTTTATCTGGCCATCCGGCAGGCAAACCCGATATTTACGCTCAATTAAAAGATTGCCTTCATCATCCGTACAACGATAGCGCGCATGGTGTTGTGAATTTTTCACCGGTTCCTCATTAACCAGTGGCTTAATATTAGAGAATCCGGATAAAAGTGGTTTTGCTTCTTCACGCCCCGCTAATTGTGAAATGCTGTAGCCCGAAGTTCCTGCGGCGATGTGGTTACATGAAATGGATTTGTAATCGAGCATTACAACTTCATGCGGTATTGCTCCGTTGTCATTGATTGAATGCGGATAATTATAGGAAATATCCACAATAGTGGCACTGGTCAACTTAATTTCATAAAAGAACTCCAGTTGCCCCATCTGGCTTGTCCTGTAATGCACAAAACTGGCATCCAGCAATTCGTTTCCGTCGATTGCCATCGCTAACAGGGGAGAGGATTTATCAATGGGTTTCACAAAGCTAACAGGTTGATGATTGACGTTCTGGTCACGGCTCATCGAATGATTCAGGCTCAATACCTGTATTTGATCTTCACGCCCTTTTTGATACCGATTTCCAATTGATTCAGGCGTTGAACAGCCTGCTGAAATTAAACCCTGCTTCTTGCCCTTTAACGACAAGTAAATGATGTGTGACAT